CGCCGATCTCAATGGTAGATGTGGTGAATTCAGCGCGCTTCAGCGTGAACGACATTGCACCATCCGGCCCTGACAAAATAGACGTCAACTCAATCTGATCTTCATTCAGGAACTGCTGATGTAGCGCCATGCTATACAGCTTGCCAGCCAAAGAGAAGGTATTTGCTGCGCGGCCACGCTCCACGAATGCCACTTCAGCATTGCCAAGCTCAAACTGGGCAGAAGCCGCGTTATCATTGGTGATGGTGAAGCTGTCGATCAGCGTCAGTGGCGCAGTGCCATTAAACGCAGATACGTCAACGCTTGAGAATGGTTGAGCGTCAAAGTCAGTGACGAAAGTAGAGCCAGCAGGCAATGAAGCAATGATCTCCTGATTCAGGCCGATGAACGGGAATGAGCCAGTAACCATGGCATTAACCGCTTGCTCAATGCTGAACCCTGAGAACTCAACTCCACGCGTCAGCAGGAAGCTATCAGCGCCTCCACATTGACCTTTCATCCAGGTAAGGATTGAGAAGGTCTTACACAGGTTCCCTGTCTCAAGCTTATCGCCTGTCACATAATCAGTAGACACGCCAGCAGCAGTTACCAGCGGGTAGTTGATGCCATCGCCAGCAATGGCCGTGTCGTTAACGCTGGTAACAATAAATGGCTTGCTGTTATTGCCAGCAAGGCTGGTAAACGCAATCAGATCGCCAACTTCAACTCCATCAGTCAGGAAGTTACCGGCGCTGCGAGTAAATGTTTTTGTGGTTGCATTCACTGCCACTGTTACGCCAGTTTCGCTAACCCCAGCCTGCCAGGATGATGTCATTGCACCTGCAAGCAGATCGTCCTGAGAGCGAGCACTAAGCTCGATGGCATATTCACCAGACACCTGCTTGTTACCGGTGCGGATAGATGAAGTCTCGCGGCTGCCGTCAAGCTCGTTGGAAACCAGCGCATCGCGAGTAATTGAAGGAACGCCGCCGGTATAGCGAAGTGGTTTCCAGGCGGGTGATGTTGGCGTCACGCCAGCGGTTAATTCTTCGACATAAAACTGAGCAGTCGTCGCGCCCTTATACGGTTGAGTAGCCATCTTTATAACCTCTTAGTGAAGGCGATGAAATTGATTGATAGAGGGCGCTTAGCCCATCCGTTCTGCACAATCAGCGGCCCCAGGCTAACAGATTGCACTTCGGCGCAGATATCGTTACGTGATAATGATACACCAGCCTTGAAGGCGGCGTTAAGCTTGTCAGCCATTTTATTAATTGATGAGCTGCCAACAACTGATGAATAATTAATATCCACCTGATAAATCCCAGAGCGCTGCTCAGTCCAGAATAAATCAGCTTGTTCAGTATCAGCAAGCAGCATATAGCTGGCAAGATATGGCGTGTTAACTGAGGTAGGCGCATCAATATTTTCAAGCGCAACGTCGATACCATTTGTTGCGCCAAACGCCATCAATGGAATATCGAACGCTTTTGTTAGATCTTCAAAGTAGCCCATTATTTCACCTTGGCAGCTTCTTCGTTAAGCAATGTATTGAATCTGGTTATGTTAACACGAACAACCCCTTGAGGAGCCTGTTTAGAATAACCATTGATTGATTTTGGTACTCTGTGTCGTTTTGGGCCTACAAAACTTGAGTATTTAACAGGCCCAACAAAAGAAACCAGTCCTGATGCATTCGGTCTGTCTGGGCCCATAAATCCAGTTGAATAACCACCATATTCTATTATTGGAGCATAAACAAGATTGTTTGTTAGAGTGATCTCATACCATTCCCTAGTTGAGCTAACGAATGCAGCCGCAGAAGATATGGCTTTGCTGCCGGTTTTATCTTGTCCAATAAGTGAACTTGCGGCAGGTATAGATCCTGCCGCCTGCCAATTAAGCCTAAATCTCCCAGTATCTACTGGGCTAGATTTTATTATCGCGCTGAATAATTTAAGCGTAACAGCGCGCATGACCGTCTCTGGATTCTTTTTCGCCTTTTCGACGAATTTAGATACATCCAGAGTGAAACTCATTTTCTCACCTGAATGAAATAAGCAATGATGTCATCGTTAACCATTTTCTTTTCAATGCCCACGACAGACCAATGATCGCCACCAAAGATTACCTTATCATCCATCTTCGGCAGGACACTATAGTCAGCCTTAACTACCATGTCACCGGCCTGAATTGTCGTGCCATTGATAAGCCCAACATTCACCGGCACCGGCACAGATGTTAACGGAATGCTCTGCGGCGACAAGATGTCATATTCGCCGGTATTAGGATTCCACACCTTACCGCCAGCGCGCTCAAGCGTGACTGTGCTGCCATATTTACCCAAGAGTCGAGTGGCAACGCCCTGCATCTTCTTGCTAAATGCAGTGCTCATTATACTGGCTCCAGTCTGGAAATTACCAGTAACGCGGATGGTGCAGTACCCCATGCCGCTACAGTGGCCACTTGCGGATAAACGCCACCGAAATTCGAACCGGCGCTATCCCGCATGATCTGCACTGACATTGTTTGACCAGCCGCGGTATTGAGCACAACTCGCGACTCAGTTGGAACTGTTGAATCAGTCGCAGTTATTCTGGTAGCTGCCGGAGATCCGTATTGAGTGCCATTAACCAAGATTCGCATTAATAGAATAGAAGTTCCTGATGCACCTGTTCTGCCATTCTGCGTTTTGATGCGCACTGCATAATTACCAGTGACATTAAACGTCACCAATCCAGCAGAATTTATCATCAACGGATCTGTCACTGAATTCTGCGCAGCACCAAAAGTTAATTGTAACGCAGTGTCTACCGCCGATGGTGCTTGAGCAACAGTAGACGCAGCGCGCAACACCTCAACTTCCTTCATGCCAGCAGCGGCATAAAGCATTGAGTCAGCAATCTGAGTTGTCACTTCTCTCAACTTTTCTGGAGTAATTAAGCCTGTTGTGTTATCAGGCAAGTTAGCGCCGATAAGCGTAAACATCTCACTCTTTGTCTTCGCCATGATTATCCCCGTTGAACCCTGAACTGAAATCCGTTATTGCCGCCACCGCAAATAAGTGGCTTAAGCGCATCAAGTGCGGCAGTGATGGTGATCGTTGAACCTGTCACGCCATTATCGGCATACTGAACTGTAACCGCCCCTTCAACACGCTCCATCGTGGTAATACGGCCATCTGTCGAACCTCTAACATCAGAACCCTTACCATACTCAACAGCAGCCGCAATCTGCGCCTGAATAATCTGCTTAGGGATTGTGTTGTTGGCAACCGGGAACCCATGCAACTTTAACCCATTGCGAGGGAACGCGAGAGATTGCTCCGCAGATACGCGCGTGCCGCACAAGATGGACTCTTGTAGATCAATATAGGCTGCGCCGTTGCGCAATGCTGCCTCAGCCTCGCCATCATCTTCAGGGAGTACCCATCCGAATTTATCAGCCAGCGCCCTTGCATCAGCCAATGAAGAATAACTGTCAGCACCAGGTACGATAGAGCCATCTTCCACGATTAGCACGGTTATGCTCCTTGGCTCTTGCCGCGGCCACGCTTAGCACCACCGCCGTTATTGTGCGCCTCTTCATTATCTGGCTGAGTTACTACCAGTTCATCAGCTGCAACTTCCCCACGCTGCGGGATCAACTGACCATCAACTTCGACAAGTCCGTTGTAACGCTCGCGGATCACATAATTATCATTAGCCATATTCAATCCTTAAAGACGGCCCTTTCGGGCCGTTAAATTACGATACGGTTACGACGGTGCTGCCAGACAGTACGTTGCTATATCCGTCCTGCACCACAACCTTGTAAGTGCCGGAGTCAGCAGCCGCCGCTGAAGCCTTGGCGTAAACCACAGCATTAGCGCCAGCAATGGCATTGCCGTTTTTAAACCACTGGTAAGTGTACGGAGCCAGTCCGCCAGTTACTGCAACGGTCAATGTCATAGTTTGACCGGCGGTAACGGCAGTGGTGGCTGGGAGTGCGGTGGAGAAAGACGCTGGACTGATATTAACCATCACAACCTCAACCTGACCATCATCGTTTGCATCATCTACACCGGTGGTGCGACGCTTGATTAC